AACAAAAGCGAGATTTTATGTATACCTTATTAATGATTTTTGTATTAGGGAATACTACTACAGGAGCCTTGTATGTAGTTGATAAGTGTGCTACATTAGAAGAAATAAGAATATTTGAGAGTGAAGTTGCAACCTCCTCTGGAGCTGTATACTTAACATGTTATAAATCTCAAACAAAAGGGGATATAACTTAATGGATAAAATAAAGATTGACTTATCAAGAGAAGAGGCAGTATTAGTATCAGCCTTACTAGGACATATAAATGTTGGCAAAGGTACATACAACACTTATACTCTTGTTAATAAACTTGTAGAAGTTTTTGAAATATGTGATGATGAACTTTCAGAAGAATATGATTGTTTTCATTTTGTTCCAAGAGAAATTACAACTAGCCTTGACATTAATAACAGACATACTATAGACTTGATGAATATGGAAATCATCTACAGAAAAGGGTAAATTATGGCAGGACAACAAGGGAGATTCTTTAGACCAAAGCCAAAAGCTTTGAAGGGTACGCCATATGATTCCATGACAGAAAAAAGATTACATGAAGGAGCATTAAAGACTTGCACTTTCCACTCTGTTAAGATACCATACCACATAGAACATCAATATGAGCCTGACTTCATTGTTAAGGTTGGTGATAAGATCATTTATATTGAAGTTAAGGGTTATTTCCAAGATAGAAGTGAGACTCAGAAGTACAATTGGGTAAAGAAAGCTTTAAAGCCTATGGAAGAACTTGTATTTGTGTTTGAGAAACCAGATAAACCCATGCACTTTCAAGCTAAAAGGAAGGATGGGACTAAGATGACACACAGAGAATGGTGTGTTAAACAAGGTTTCAGAGTATTTAGTGAAGAAAATGCTGGACAAATTATGGAGGAACCTGTATAATGGCAAAAATAGATATACGAGAAATTGATGAAGATGAAGAAATTACAGAGATTTACTTTACAGATGATGAATATTTGAGTATACTAGAGTCTAACGTATTCTATGTACATTCAGATGGTAAGAAGATTCCAATATTCCTAGAGTCCATACCTAATATGATTGTAGCTCTTGAACATGCTAAAGCCATATGGGAGGAGCATTAGTGAGTGATTACAGGGTATTCATGAAGACCTTAAAGGGTCGTACAAGGGTTATAGCTCTTACAGGGTGTGGTACTATAGAGGACACTATGCAGTACGTTAAAGAACACAGGAAAGACCTAGAAGACGCTATAGGAGCACCATTAAAAGCTAAATCACCAGTGCTAATTGAGATTGTTGGTGGTAAGAGTTAAAAAGACTTTTAATAACTTGAGGATATCAGGTTGTTTAAAGAAGACCTTAATAATCATGAGGTTATTGAGGAAAAAGAGAGTAGAAGAAGAGTAGACCCATAAACTACTGAAGCTTATTGCTTACTAGGGTAGATAAGAGGGTGTTAATCAGGAATCTATTAAGAAATCTAACAGGAAAATGAGAGGTATTTTTATATGACTAATACAGCAAAGATTGAACTAGCAAAAGAACAACCAGTAATGGGTACACACGGGCAAGGTGTTAAGTTTAAAATTACAAACGCTACTGTGATGTATGTAAAGAATGTAGGTTATGGCGCACTTAAGTTTGGTGAAAAGGAGGTTGAAGATAAACCTTGGGTTAATCATCAATACGAAATGGACATTCTAATTTCTCCAGAGATTAAGAAAGTTCTTCGTGAAGCTCACAAACCAACTAGTATCAAAGAGTTTACAGCAGAGGAGTTCAAAAAAACCTTTAAGATTGATCCCCCTTTTGAATCTGATGAATATATTGTTACTAAGTTCTATAAAGAAGCTTATTGGAAAAGTGGCTCTAGTAAGGGTGACGTAGCTCCTAGAATTGACTTTAAAAAGATGGGAACAGGAGAAGACCTTAAGGAAGTCGGTATTGGTAATGGTTCGGTTGCAAGCTTCCTTGTTGAAGTTAAGCCTTACAAAAATGACTTTGGTACAGGAACTTCTGCACGACTAGGTTCAGTGTATGTAACTGATCTGGTTCCTTATGCAGTTGGTGGTAGTAACGATGACGCAGAGTTCGGCATGACTGCTCCTCCAGAAGAAAAATCCTCTGGTGGTGATGATGACGAGTGGGATGATGCGTAAGACATAGAGTAAAAACGGAAACCCTACATAAGGTATATACTTTGTGTGGGGTTTTCTTTCCTATAAAATAAGGTAATTACATGAATAAAATATATGATCCCGAATATGGGTTCTTTGATGCTGATCCAATTGTTTACAGAGCTGGCTTTTCTTCACAAAAGACTAAGTATTTCTATAGAGACCAAAAGGGAGAGATAGTAAGCCCCTTGATTTCTTCTGCAAAAGAAGCTAAAGTCTGGTTACAAGATCAGGAAGAGTTCGATCTGGATGTATCTCAATATACTAGAGAGAAAACTATAGAACATCTTTCTGAGGCAAAAGCACTAAAGAAACTAGATGATATTATTAAAGAATACCGTAAAATGGCTGGGCCTAGTGTTAAACACTTTAAAGGTTTCTTAACTCCATCAGGGGATAAGCACAAAGCTATTAAAGGTATTGAAGATGAATACCAAATGTCAAGGATTAACACTCCTAAACCAAAACACCATGAAGCCTTGAAAGCATATGCAGCTTCTAAAGATTTTATTATCACAAGTCCACTTGGATTTGAAGCTGATGAATTACTTATTCACAATGCTGAACAAAAAGGTGCTAATGGTGTAGTAATAAGTATTGACAAAGATATGTGTATAGCGGAAGATACATGGGTTATTCATGTCCAGAAAGATGGTTCAGGAAAACCAGTGTGGAATACCTCTCTAGGACATTTAGAGTTATATCAAAAAGGGACTGACGTTAAAGGAGTAGGTGGAGGTTTTAAGTTTTTAGCTTACCAAGCTGTAGCTGGAGATAGAAGCGATCATTACTTTGGAATCAAAGGAGTTGGTGCGGTCACAGTAGTAAACCTTATTAAGGACTGTGAGACCCACTCAGAGGTCGTAGAAGCCTGTTTAGAGCTGTATACGGATACCTTTGGTGAATCGTATAGCTTTACCTCTTGGGACGGTCAGGAGATGATTAAGACCCCTCTGGAGATGCTTCAGATGCACTTCTTATTACCTTATATGGACAGAGGCCCAAAAGACCCCGGTTTTGATATTATGAAGTATTTATAATGGAGATAACACAGGAGTATCTATTTGAGAGTTAATACTAATAAACAAGAGCTAGAAGATGGAGTTGTAATTGATAAAGACTTTGCCTGTATCTTAAAGGGGTGTGAAAGCTCCGATGCAGGAAGCCTCTGGAAACATTCAGATGGTAGAGTTAATTATCATTGCTTCTCCTGTGGAGGTAAGATATACTCAGTTGATCCAGATACAATGGAGCGTAAACAAACAGATAAATATGTGGAGGAAGAAATAAATATGGAGGACGTAGATGTAATCACGAAGGAATTCGACAGTGACAGTTTGAAAACTCGTAGGATCAAGAAAGAAATTGTAGAAATGTATGAAGTGAAAGTAGGCTATGATGACAATGGTAATCAGGATGCTCACTTCTACCCTACAAAGGTTGAAGGGAAGACAGTTGGGTACTCTAAAAGAGAAACATATCAAGAGTGGGATAAGAAGGTACAAAAGAAGCCTGAACTACTTGGTGTTATGAAAAAATTCTCTACAGTAGGTTATGCTAAGACAGATGTAGACTTGTTTGGGCAACACTTATACCCAGCAGTTAGAGGTTCTAATGGTTTCAAGACCAGAATATTAGTTACAGAAGGTCAAGAAGATGCTCTAGCTGGTTGTGCTATGATAGCTCATAAGGGTAAGAATATAGAACACTACCCTTTTGTGTCTGTTGTAGGAGGTACTGAAGGCGGTATTAGGAACCTTAAATCTAACCTTAAATATGTATCAACCTTCGATGAAATATACTTATGTGTCGATAATGATGATGCAGGAAAGAAATTCGAAGAGGAAGCTTGTAAAGTTCTTCCTGTAGGCAAGGTAAAGATTGTAAGAGTTAATCCTAAATATGGTAAGGATTTCAGTGACCTATGGAATAAAGACTCTGCTTCTGAACGTGAAAGAGGCTGTGATATGTTCTGGAATAGCCTCTGGAATGCTGAATCTTATAGTCCAGCAGGGATTAAATCTTTATCTGAAGGTTGGGAAGACTATATCCACCGTGGTGAAGACCCACTAATTCCTTTTCCAGATAGCTTTGGAGACCTTAATGCGGCTACTTGTGGAGGTTATGGAGCTGATGGAGAGATTATTAATATCGCTGCACCATCTTCAGTAGGGAAGTCTTTATTCACTAAGGAAATGATTTATACAGCACTAAAAACTACAGAGCGTGTTATCGGTGTTATCTCTCTTGAAGAAACCTTACCAGAGTTTCTAGAGGGCATGTTGAGTATTCATATGAGTACACAGCTTAATGAGATTCCTTTTGATGAACGTGATAGAGTTACTGAACGTGCTAAGTTTGATGAACTTCTAGCTATCAATAATGAAGGTGGAGCTGACCGTATACACTTCTTAGATGATCCCGGTGCTTGTAAGGGTGAAGACGATTTATGGGATAAAGTTGATTTCTTGATTAAAGGGTTAGATTGTTCCATCATAGTGCTTGATCCAGTTACACTAGCCTTATCATTGGGACTAGATGAAGACGAGTATAACGCTACACTGGTTAAGAAGGTTAAGCGTCATAAACTTGCTTGGATTAATGTACACCACGTTCGTAAGAATGGTGGAGGCGGTACAGCTAACTCTGAGGGTGCTGATTTAGCAGAAGAAGATATTAAAGGGTCTGGTTCACACTTCCAGACAGGAATGATTAATATCATATTAACTCGTAATAAGGTTCATGATAATCAAATTGTTAAGAATACCACTAAGATTAAAATGCCTAAATGTAGAAGGCATGGAAAGAACACTGGTGTTGTAGGTTACGCATTCTATAATGGAGATACTGGTAGGTTAGAAAAAGGTATAGACCCTTCTGATATACTTGAAATGGAAGCAAGTAATGTTAACAATGAAGATGAAGCTGAATGGGAGGTAAAGTGATGTCTTTCGTGGAGGTAGAATTAACTGAGGAGATGAAGACTAAAGCTAGAGGTTTAGCTACTGAACTTGGAAAGTTAAATAATAGTATTACCAGTGGGGATGGAAATCTTGCAGGTTTTTACGGAGAGGTTGCAGTTGCGTATTACTTCTCTAAAAAGGGCTGTGAAGTTTCCCACTCTAATACTTATGACTATGATTTAATAGTTGATGGAAAAACTATTGATGTTAAAACCAAGCGTTGCAAATCACCACCAAAACCTACTTATGATTGTTCGGTAGCTAACTTTAACACAACCCAAAAATGTGACTACTATCTGTTTACTAGGGTTATGAATGATACCGTGTACCTTCTTGGGAACATCCACAAGGAAAGATTTAGGACTGAGAGTGTTTTTCATAAGAAAGGGGAAACAGATTCTAATATTGTAGGAGGTAAACCTTTTAGGTTTCATGCAGATTGTTGGAATATCCGTATAGACCAATTAAAAACC